CGTGGCCCGGGAATGGCGCTGGGACGCTGGAGAGAAACGCAGGCAGCTCACCGACGCCGAGTACTCTGAGCGGCTGCGGGAGTGGGTGCGCAGCGGCGCGGACGGAGCCTACCGGCTCAACGCTAAGCCTGCTCCGGTGCCCGTGGACCGCGCGTTTGTGGACCCGTCCGCCGTGTCGTTTACCGAGCAGCTGCGCCGCGACCGCTGGGTGACGCCGCGCTCCGCCGACAACGCGGTGCTGGACGGCATCCGCTACACGGCCAGCCTCTTCACGGCGGACCGGCTCCGCATCCACCGCTCGTGCGAGCACCTGCTGCGTGAGCTGAGCGGCTACCTCTGGGATGCCAGGGCGCAGGCGCGGGGAGACGACGCGCCTATCAAGGCCGACGACCACGGCGCGGACGCGCTCCGCTATCTGGTGTTCACCACCCGCCGTTACACCCGCCGCTGGGTCGCGGCCGACAGAGACGAACAGGAGGCCGCAGCATGAGCCTGCCCACTGACGCCAACGCACTCTGGCCGCCGCACGGCGCGATGCCGGCCGACATCCATACCTGGCGGGCGTGGTACTCCGGGAGTCCGGCGCGGCTGGCCTCGGACGCATCCCCGCCGAGTGCCGGGCGCTCGCGCTTCCCGTTCTTCTGGCGGCGGCAGCGCGACCGCTCCCTGAGCGCACCGAGACAGGCTCCGCCCGTCCACGTACCGCTCGCGGCGGAGATTGCCCAGACCTCCGCCGACCTGCTCTTCGGCGAGATGCCGGACCTCGTGGTGAGCGACCCGGCTCAGCAGCGGCTCGACGAGCTGGCGGCGGAAACGGGGCTGGCCAACGTCTTGCTGGAGGCGGCGGAAGTCTGCGCCGCTATCGGCGGCGTCTTCCTGCGCGTGAGCTGGGACACGGAGGTGTCCGACGCGCCGTTCCTGACCACGGTGGCAGCCGACCACGCTGCTCCCGAGTTCCGCTACGGAAGGCTGCGGGCGGTGACGTTCTGGCGCGAGCTGGGCGCTAAGGGCAAGGGCGTCTGGCGGCACCTGGAGCGGTACGAGCCGGGCGTCATCCTGCACGGTCTGTACGTGGGCGACAAGACGCACGTAGGGACCCGTTGCGGTCTGGAGGAACACGAGGCGACGGCGGCGCTGGAGCCGGTCGTCTCGCTGCCGGAGGGCGTCCCGCCGCTGCTGGTCTGGTACGTGCCCAACATACGACCGCTCACCGACTCGCTGGGCTCACCCTACGGTCGCGCGGACGTGGCCGGGGCTGAGGACCTCCTGGACGCGCTGGACGAGGCATACAGCTCGTGGGCGCGGGACGTGCGGCTGGCCAAGACGCGCATTCTCGTTCCGCACGACGCATTGGAGACTATCCGTCCGGAGCGCGGCAGCGGGCGCTACTTCAACGCCGACGCCGAGGTGTTCACAGAGCTGGACGGCATGAGTCCGGGCGAGATGAGCATCGTCGTCCACCAGCCCGCTATCCGGGCGGAGGAACACGAGCAGACCGTCCTGCGGCTGATGGAGTCCGCCGTGTCTCGCGCGGGCTACTCGCCGCAGACGTTCGGCCTGCGTATCGAGGGCCGCGCGGACTCCGGTACGGCGCTCCGCCTGCGCGAGGGCAAGACGCTCCAGACCATCGAGCGCAAGCGGCGCTACTGGGCACCGGCGGTGAAGGACGCCTGCGCCGCTTTGCTCGCCGTGGACCGGGCGGTGCTCGGGCACCCGACCGTGGTCGAGACGCCGGTGCTGGCGTGGCCGGAGGCGCGGGAGACGCCGCAGGAGCAGGCGCAGACGCTGACCATGCTCCGTGCCGCAGACGCGGTGTCCGTCGAGACGGCGGTGCGTATGGCGCAGCCGGACCTCGACGACGAGAAGCTGGCCGAGGAAGTCGAGCGCATCCGGGAGGACTCCGGGCGCGTGGTGAGTGAGCCTGCGTTCTGATGCCCGCCGAGCAGGCAGCCGCCGGAGCCGGGGCGGAGTCCTCCGCTGGCTTCTCTACCTACCTCGGGATGGAGGGCGGTGTCCTGCTCGGCCTCTCCCGGGGCCTGGAGCTAGCGTTGCTGGCCAACCTCGCCAAGTACCTCAACCGCTGGCTAAACGCGACGGAGTTCGACGCCTCTCAGTTCGTGACCTCCACCGCTCTGCTCTACGCGGGGCGGCGGCTGGTCCGGCGCATCCACAGGAAGCGACAGCAGGCGGCGGCGCGGGCGGTCCTGACAGCTCACCTGCGGGGCCTCGCGGCAGCACGAACGGCGCTGGCCACCACCGTGACGTTACACGGCGGCATCGCGACCACGTTGGCCCGGGTGGACTCGGAGGCCGCTACCCGGGCGCTCGCCCGGGCGCTGTCGGGACGGCTCGCGGAGACGGACCTGCGCGTACTCCGGGCGGTGGACGACATCTACCGGCAGGCGGTAGGGCGGGCGACCATGCAGGGGCTGGCCGGCAGCTTCACGCGGCGGCAGGCGGCGCAGGCAGCGCTCGACGAGCTTGCCGGACGGGGCATCACTGGATTCGTGGACCGGACGAGCCGGGCGTGGAACCTCGCCAGCTACACCGAGATGGCGACCCGGACCGCCATCCACAACGCCGAGCGGCAGGGCGTCATGGACGGGGTGCGGGCATCGGGCCGTGACCTCGTGACGGTATCCGGCTCGCCGGGCTGCTGCCCGATGTGCGCCCCGTGGGAGGGCGAAGTGCTGTCGCTCGACGGGTTGACGCCGGGCTACCTGACGCTGGCGGACGCCGAGCGCGACGGACTCTTCCACCCGTCCTGCCGCCACGCCCTCGCGCCTTACGTGGAGGGCTTGACCCGGACGGACGGCATCCAGCAGGGCGACCCGGACCGCTACGCGGCGGAGCAGCAGCAACGGCACTTGGAGCGCGGCATCCGCTACTGGAAGACGCGGGAGGCCGTGGCCATGGACGAGGTGAGCGAGGCCAAGGCGCGGCGCAAGGTCCGGGAGTGGCAGGGGCGGCTACGCGGCCACGTGGCCGAGCACGACCTACCGCGCCTGCGCTACCGCGAGCAGATAGGCAAGGCAATCTGACGGACAGGAGACGGAAGACGTGGACAAGGAACAGCAGCAACAACAGGGCGGGCAGCAGCAAAACGAGCGCCGGGAAGAGGACCGGCAGCAGGGCACGGGCCGGGTGGAGTTCACGCCGGAGCAGCAGGCCGCCATCGATGAGCTGGTGGCGGAGCGCGTGCGCCGCGCGGAGCGGGCTGCGGCGCAGAGAGCCAAGGAAGAGGCGAATGAGGCCGCCAAGCGGGCGCAGATGGACGAGACGGAACGGTTGAAGGCAGAGAAGGAAGACGCCGTGAAGCAGGCCGCAGAGGCGCTGGCGCGGGCCGACCGTACGCTCGTTGCGGCCGAGGCGCGGGTGGCGGCGGCTGCGGCCGGGGCCAAGCCGGAGCGGCTGGACCGCGTGCTGCGCCTGCTGGACCTCGACGCCGTGACCGTGGAGGACGGCACCCCGGACGCGAAGGCCGTCGCATCGGCGGTGGCGGCGCTCAAGGACGATATCCCGGAGCTGTTCGGCGGCGCTCCGTCGAAGCGGTCCGGCGCGGACATGGAAGGCGGCGGCGACGGCAAGCGCGTCTGGACCCGGGCGCAGATAGCGGAGCTAGCCAAGAGGCCGAGCGAGTACGCCAAGCACGAGGAAGAGATTGACGCGGCGCTGCGCGAGGGTCGTATCCGCGAATGATGCCCGCGTTCTTCCGGCCGTTCCTCGCCTACCATTAGGGCACGTCCGACGGGACGCTAAACACGGAGCCTCACCTGTGAGGCGCGGAAGCTGCCCCTACCACGGGCCGCCGACGGGCGCTAAGCGGAGGACCCATCCACTCCGTACAGGGAGGCTCTACCGTGAGCGTTGCCGACTTCGTTCCTGAAATCTGGTCCGCCAAGTTGCTGCTCAACTTCGAGCGCAAGCTGGTCTACGCGGACCTCGCCAGCCGAGACTACGAGGGCGAAGTCTCGCAGGCAGGCGATACCGTCCACATCAACACCCTGGGCGACGTGTCTGTGGGCGCGTACTCCCCGGGGAGCACGACCGTCACCCCGGAGACGCTGGCAACGACCAAGCAGGCGCTCGTCATCGACCAGGCGCACTACTTCGCGTTCGAGGTCGACGACGTGGACAAGCGGCAGATGGCCGGCGACCTCGTGGGGGAGGCCACCCGCAACGCCGGGTACGGCTTCGCCAAGACGGTCGATGAGCATATCGTGGACCTCTACGACGCCGTGGACGCGGGCAACGACCTCGGCTCGGTCAACGTGGGGAGCGGCGACGACGCCTACGACCTCCTGCTGGAGCTGCGTACCGCCTGCGCCGAGAAGGACATCCCCGACACAGACCGCTGGTGCGTCGTGCCGCCGTGGTTCGCGGGGCAGCTCCTGAACAACGACAAGTTCGTGAAGAACCCGGCTCTTGGCCAGACGGCGGCTGACGCGCTGCTCAACGGCCACATCGGCCGGGGCGCGGGGTTCGACGTGTACGAGAGCAACAGCAACCCGGTCCTCACGAGCGGCGGGGACGACTATCTCGTGTGGTGCGGCACGCCGTCCGCTCTCGGCCTCGTGACCCAGGTCAACGAGGTAGAGGCGATGCGTAGCCAGGACCACTTCGCGGACGTGGTGCGCGGTCTGCTCCTCTACGGGGCCAAGCTCCTGCGCCCCAAGGGCGTCGTGGTCGCGGCCGCCAACCGGACCAGCTCGTAAGGCTTCCGTGCCGCGTGATACCCCGTATCCTGCACCAGTTCTGGTTGGGGTCGCCCCTGCCCGCCGCGTACCGCGAGTTCGCGGAGGGCTGGCGGCGGCTCCACCCAGGCTGGGCATACCGGCTCTGGACTGACGCGCACCTTCCGGTGCTCCGCAACCGGGCGCTCTACGACGACGCCGGGAAGCTCTGCCCGGGGTTCGAGGGCCAGCTCCGCGCGGACGTACTCCGCTACGAGCTGCTGTACCTCTTCGGCGGCGTCTGGGTGGACACGGACTTCGAGCCGCGTCTCCCGCTCGGCAAGCTGCTGGAGGGCGTCCCCTGCTTCGCCGCGTGGGAGCGGCAGGACCGCGTCGTGAACAACGCCATCATGGGCGCGGTGCCGGGCCATCCGTTCCTCGCCCGTCTGGTGGAGGCGCTGCCCGCGTCGGTGTTCTCCGGCAAGGGCAAGCGGCCGTCCAAGGTATCCGGGCCGCACTTCCTTACCGCGCAGTACCGCGCGCACCCGGACGGCGTGACCGTCTTTGACGAGGCGCTGTTCTACCCGTACCGCTGTGACCAGCTCCACCGCGCGGGCGAGGACTTCCCCAAGGCGTATGCCGTCCACCACTGGGCCAACCAGCGACGGCTCCGGAGGCGACCGCTGTGAGCCGGGCCGTCATCGAGTATTGGGAGACGCGCTACCTCGCCGGACGGCGCGGCTCCGGGGAAGGCTCGCGCGGCGCGGCGGCGCGTCATAAGGCGGCGTTCGTGAACGCGCTGACGGACCGCTACCGCGTCAACCGCATCATCGATTGGGGCTGCGGCGACGGCGAGATTGCCGCGCGGCTGAAGGTGCGGCGCTACGTGGGGCTGGACGTATCGGCGGCGGCGCTGGCTATCTGCCGGGAGCGCGTCCGCCTGCCGCGCCGGGCGTGGGTCTACTTCGACGGCATCCGCGCACCCGAGCTGCCTCCGGCCGGGCTGGCGCTCTCGCTGGACGTGCTCTTCCACCTGACCGAGGAACGGCTCTACCGGCGGCACCTCAAGCTGCTGTTCGACTCCGCCCCGGTCGTGTGCGTCCACTCCTCCAACCACGACGAGGCCGGGAGGCGCACGTGCTGCACCGCGAGTTCCTGCCGGACGTTCCCCGGGGCTGGCGCTGCGCCCACGAGGGGCCGGACCGGGCCATCGGCTTCTGGGTGTTCGAGCGGGAGGCGGCGCGGTGAGGCTGTCCGTGGCGATGATGGCGCACCCAGCGCGGGCGGCAAGCGTCGAGCGGATTCTCTCCGCGCTGGACCGTATCGACGTGCCCGTTGTGTGGGACCGGAAGAACGACCGCCACGACACCGGGCGGCGAGCGATGCTCAGCTACGACCCGGAAGCGGACTACCACGCTGTCATCCAAGACGACGTGCTGGTCTGCCGCGACCTCTGCGCGGGGCTGGAGCGGGCGCTGGACTATCTCCCCGCCGACGTGCCGCTGTGCGGCTACGCGGGGCGCGTCCGGCCATACGCGCAGCTCATCGACAAGGCGCTGCGCAAGCACCGCCGGGCGCACATCTCGTGGCTCACCATGCACACGCTGAACTGGGGTCCGCTCGTGGTCGTGCCCACGGCCTGTATCCGCGACATGATTGCCCACTACGACGCGCTGACGGGCGTACCCAACTACGACCGACGGCTCAGCCGGTACTGGAGCCTCGTCCGCCGCTCCCGCATCTGGTACACGTGGCCGTCGCTCGTGGACCACGCGGACGGACCGTCGCTCGTGGAGGGGCGGGGCGGGACCGACCGCAGCCGCACCGCTGGCCGTCCACGAGTCGCGCATACGTTCCTCGGGGAGCACGCCTCGGCGCTGGACGTGGACTGGACGGGCGAGGCCGCGAACCTGAGCGCACCCGGGACGCCACGGCTGCGCGTTGACCACCCGCCTATCTTCCGGCGCGAACGCGTGCCGGTCGGGGCGAGGGACGGAGAGAGGTGAGCCGCGTGCCCTACTACCACCTGCCACACACGGACGGAAAGACCATCTGGTTGCGCCGTTCGCGGCGCTTGGAGCCGGTGCGCGACCGGCAGCGCGAAGCGCCTGCGCCGTCGCCCGTCGAGACGCCGGTTGAGACGCCTGTGGACTTCCCGGACGCGTTCGACGCGCCGGATACCCCGGAGGCCGAGGACGCATGAGCTGGACACCCTACGCGACTGCAGGGGAGTACGGGACGTGGAGCGGGCTGGCTGCGCCGCCGGACGCGGAGCGGCTGCTCCTCCGCGCGTCTGAGCTGCTGGACGATACGGTCACGGCTCCGTTCCTCGTGGACGAGGACGGCGTACCGACCGACTCTGCGGTGGCAGAGGCGCTGCGTGACGCGGCCTGCGCTCAGGTCCGCTTCTGGGCGGAGACGGGCGAGGAGCACGATATCGACGGGTTGGCCGGCACCGCCGTGAGCATCGGCGGCGTCTCCGGCGTCCGTCCTCCGGTCGTCGCTCCGCAGGCGTTGCGCATCCTCCGGGGAGCGATGCTGCTGTGATGCCCACCGCGCTACTCCGTCAGAAGGTCGCTGTCGAGTCGCTGCAGGGTGAGGGCGCGTCCGGCGCGGTCTACGAGACTCCTACCACACATCCGGCTCGCGTCGAGCGCACACGACGGCTGGTGCGCGTTACCGAGGACGCCGTGACCGTCTCCGAGGCTACGGTCTACTTGCGTCCAGACGCAGCCGTGACGGTCGGGGACCGCGTGACCGTCTCCGGGCGGACCTACTCCGTGGTCGCCGTGGAGGTGCTGGGCGGGCTGCTGCGGACGGAGGCGTTGCGCGTCTCGCTGGGACGGAGCGGGCGGTGAGCAAGCTGGCGAGCATCCGCATGGTACGCGACCACCGCGAGAAGGTTCTCCGTCAGGTCCGGGACGCGGCGGCGACGACGCTGAACGACGGCGCGGCGGAGCTGCTGAACGTGGCCAACAAGACGGTGCCCTATCAAGAGGGCGTGCTGTCGGCCTCCGGCAACGTGGAGAAGGCGACCCCGACGCATCTGCTGGCCAAGGTCGGCTACGGCGGCGCTGCCTCCGCCTACGCTGCGCGGCAGCACGAAGAGACGGGCTGGCGGCACGCTCCCGGGCGGCGGGCCAAGTGGCTGGAGCTGGCGGCGAAGGAAGACGGGCCGCGCATCATGCGCTGGGTGGGCAGTCAGGTGAAGGCGAGGCTGCCGTGATTGCCCGGGCACTGGCGAAGTATCTCGACGCGGCCGGGCTGGTTACCTACGACGCCACGGGCACGACGGGCAACGTGTTCCTAGAGCGCCTGCCGGATGCGC